CAGTAACTAATAACCGTTAAAAACGGGAACTTTTCTAGTAGTTCAACTATACGATTTTGTGTTGTTGTCATCGGGTAAATACACTTATGAATCAGCTCTCTGCTTATTTAATAGTCCAAACAATCTCATTGAGATTAAACACACCTACGACTCTGAGGAATACAGTAATGTGGAACAAGCCCTTAAAGGTCTACCAGGGAGTAGACAATGCCTATGAACTAATTATTCACGACTTTGACCAGCAACCTGTACCTGTTACAGCTTATACCGCAAGGTTCAGAGCAATCGATGCTACTGGTAATTATGCTTTGGACAAGGCCGTGGCAATAAAAAGTGGTACAGTAAATCGTCTAGACTTACAGTTACTTAAAGACGATCTTGCGGATTTCGAACTAGGCTTTTACCACTATAGCGTTACACTAAGCGACGGCGAAACAGAGCGTCCGTTGTACTTTGAACAAAATGGAACCGCAGTTGGTCAGATGGAATTACTAGGCGGTCCTTTCCAACCTTAATTAATAACTTGACACAGGCCATAGAAGTCTGCTATAATACAGTATGACAAACTTGGTCGTAGATACCGTACAACAGCTCTTACCTAAAAGGAAAAAGGGCGGCACCACAGGTTGGACTAGCTTCAATGCTGTATGCTGTCATCACAAAGGCGAAAGCAAAGATACCCGAGGCCGCGGCGGCATTAGGTTTGATGATGACGGCTTTGCCTATCATTGTTTTAACTGCGGTTTCAAAGCAGGCTGGCGCCCAGGTTCATTGCTTAGTAAGAACACTAAGAGCTTGCTAGCATGGTTAAATGCTACAGATGATCAGACTGCACAAATTGGATTTGAGGTACTACGTTTACGTGAGAGCCTTCCTGTTCCAAAGAAGTTTCAGGTACAGTCTACAGAATTTGTCACAGTAGATTTGCCAGTGGGTGCAAGACCACTAACAGAAGTGTTAAGTGATAATCCCCCAGACGACGCATTAGCAGTTGCGGAATATATTCTAAATCGCAAATTAGACCCTACCAAGTACTATTGGTCAGGTGATGAGGGATTAGGCCGTAGGTTCATTATTCCGTTTGAATATGACGGACGAGTAGTAGGGTGGACTGCTAGGACTATTGACAATGTTAAGATTACTAAGTACCTAAGTCATACACCGGGCGGCTTTGTATATGGTCTATCTAAACAAGATGACAGCCAACAATATGTGTTTGTTGTTGAAGGTGTATTAGATGCTGACGTAATTGATGCCTGTGCGTTATTGCATGCTGAAGTTAATCCAACACAACGACAGCAAATTGCTGAGTTAGATCTTAGCACAGTATTAGTACCAGACAGGGATAAGACTGGACTAAAATTAGCGGAACAAGTATTAGAGTACGGATGGTCAGTTAGTTTACCTACCTGGCACGATGATGTTAAAGACGTAGCTGACGCTGTTCGGCGTTATGGTGTTCCTTATACAATGGCTAGTATTGTACAAGGTATCGAAACCAACAGCTTAAAGGCTAAGTTGAAAATTAGAACGCTTCAAAATAAATTGCTAGATAAAGTACAATGACAGAACAACGAGATTACAACACCGATTTACAACGTCTGTATTTGCAGATGTTCCTGCATGACGCAGAGAGTTTTGTTAGAGTTCAAAACATCTTTGATCCCGACTTGTTTGATAGAGGTCTTAGACAAACAGCAACATTTGTCAAGGACCATGTAGAGAAGTATCGTACACTACCTACATTGGATCAGGTTAGAGCAACTACTAATCAAAACTTTGACCCGCTGGAGAAGATTGATCCAGGGCATGTAGACTGGTTGTTGGATGAGTTTGAGCAGTTTACTAGGCACAAGGCATTAGAGAAGGCTATTCTAGAAAGCGCAGACTTACTAGAAAAAGGACAGTACGCCGATGTCGAGACAAAGATTAAGACTGCGGTGCAGATTGGTCTTACCAAGGACATGGGTACAGACTACTTTGAAGACCCAATGGCTCGACTAATGCGTATTAAAGCCAGCAATGGACAATGTAGCACAGGCTGGCCAGGTCTAGATAGAAAGTTGTTTGGTGGCTTTAACCGAGGCGAACTTAACATCTTTGCGGGTGGCTCTGGTTCAGGTAAATCGTTGTTCATGCAAAACATTGCACTGAACTGGTCGCTGGCAGGACTTAATGGCATTTACTTTACACTAGAACTTAGTGAAGAGCTTTGCAGTATGCGACTAGACAGTATGCTTACAGACGTACCTAGTAAGGAAATCTTTAAGCGTATTGAAGACGTAGAACTTAAAGTGCGTATGATGGGTAAGAAGTCCGGTAACTTGCAGGTCAAGTATATGCCAGCTGGCAGTACTGCTAACGACTTTAGAGCGTACATTAAAGAGTACACTACCAGAACACAAGTTAAGCCAGACTTTATTTGCATGGACTATTTGGACTTGTGCTTCCCCAACAATAAGAAGGTAGACCCTAGTAACTTGTTCGTTAAGGATAAGTTTGTTGCAGAAGAACTACGTAACTTGGCCAAGGAAGCTAACTGTTTATTTGTAACAGCTTCGCAGTTGAATCGTGCATCAGTTGAAGAAGTAGAGTTTGACCACAGCCACATTGCAGGTGGTATTTCTAAGATTAATACCGCTGACAATGTGATTGGTATCTTTACTAGCCGTGCTATGCGTGAACGTGGACGTTATCAAATTCAGTTTATGAAAACACGTTCTAGTAATGCTGTGGGTCAAAAGGTAGACTTAGAGTTTGACATTGATACATTGCGTATTAGAGACTTGCCAGAAGAAGAACAAAGCAATGGTTCTTATAACAATGGTCAGATGAATGGTCCTAGATCATCCAGTGTACTAGATGCAATTAAAACTAAGAGCAGTTTGAACACTGACAGTGAAGGTAGTCAAGGTCCAGTATCTTGGGAAAAGCCTAGAGCCAAGGAAGGCTTTGATTTATTAAAGCCTGAAAGCGGTGTACCCAAGGCGCAGGTAATGGCTAATAAACTAGCAGGCATGTTAAAAAGTTTGGACGACAACTAAAATAGTTCTTGACAACAGCTCTATAATCAACTATAATTGAGTATAAATTAAGGAATTGAAAATGACAAAGCTATCACTACGTAAATCCGCCGCAGTACAAAACGAAATCCGTAACGCTATCAAAGAACTTAATTTGGTGGGTACAATCTCACTTACGGAGTTTGACGTAGGCCCAGAAGAAAAAGTAAACAAGCGCCACGGCGAAGCATGGGACATTATCAATCGACGTGATCAACTAACGGCTGTACTGTATCGTATTCGCAGTGCAGTTAGCACAGCTAACCAACTCAGTGGCATCAGCGATATGCTAGCTACTGTGGCTATGATTGAGACTCGTATCAAGGATCTTGAAACTGCCAGCAAGTTCACTGCTCGTGCTGACTTAGTGGAGATTACTGCTCGTGTAGAGAAACTTCGCAACACTAAGGAAGATCGGTTCAGCTATGGTGAGCGAACTGTTGAAGTTGGGTTGTTCAGCGAAGGCGAGATTGCTGGATTCAAGAACACGATTGCTGAACTAAAGCGTCAGCGTCAAAACATTCGTGATAAGGTTTTAGAAGCCAACATCCGTAGCGAAATTACATTGTCCGAAGAAGACTCTGCAATTTTGTCTACTGCTGGCATTCTATAAGAGTTGGGACTTCGGTCCCCGGTAAGAGGTTAAGGAGAGCTTAAAGGCACCCTCGATAAAGGCCCCGGCCTTTATTGAACTATACAGCAACCGACCCATTGTTATCTAGATTAATCGCTTAATTGCACTGTATGTTGCTCTAGGAAGTCCCGGGTCATCGTTTGTAGCGTGTCTATATGTTAAGCATCAGGAGAGTAATATGCTCCTACTGCCAATGTTCTTTGCACATTGTCCGGCCTTTGGTTTAACTTTTCCTCTTATCGTTATTTTTTTAAAGGTGTGTTATGCGTATTCAAGTTGTTAGTGACCTTCATCTAGAGTTTGGTGATATTGAAATCCCAAACACAGAGGCGGCAGATGTACTGATCCTCAGCGGCGACATTATGGTTGCTCAGGACCTTCACGACCACCCAGAGGCTGACACTACTCCTATGACTGAGCAGTTATATAAGAATATGGGTCGCAGACAAGCCAATGCTTACGACTTCCGTAACTTTCTAAAACGTTGCAGTCTACAGTTTCCTAACGTAGTCTATATTCCCGGTAATCACGAATACTATCATGGCAAGTTTCCCGACGGTGCAGAATACCTAAAAGAAGAATGTGCTAAGTTTAATAATGTACATTTCCTTGAAATGGATACAGTTACTATCGATGATGTAACATTTATCGGCGGCACCTTGTGGACTGACATGAACAACGGCGATCCGTTGACTATGCACAGCATCGGAGACATGATGAATGACTTCCGCATCATCAAGAACAGCACCCGTAACTATGCTAGATTTAGCCCTATAGATGCGGCTACTAGACATCGTAATACTGTAGAGTATATCCGTACTGTAATCGAAGGCAAGTTTGATCAGAAGTTTGTAGTAGCCGGACATCATGCCCCTAGTAGGATGAGTACTCACGCACAATATAAAGATCAACACCTTATGAATGGTGGGTATAGTAGCGAGCTCAGTGATTTTATTATGGATCACCCGCAGATTAAACTGTGGACACACGGACATACACATCACCAGTTTGATTACATGATTGGGTCAACTCGTATTGTTTGTAACCCACGTGGTTATATCAACTACGAAGCTTGTGCAGACACGTTTAACCCTTACAAAGTAGTTGAGGTTTGACAATAATGCTCCTGGTCCAAGCTAAATACTTGACTAGGAGTTATTGATGCTAATCCGTGAAATTTTAACTGAATCTCGTACAGATGAAGGCCCATTTGCCCCAGTGGGCATGTTAACCCGTGGCTTGACTAAGCTAGGAGCCGCACTAGGTAGCAATAAGCTAGCAGGTGCCAATGACATGCAACGGATGGCTAACCAACTGTACAAAGACATTGAAAAATGGATGGGCAAATCCGGCATCCGCCAAACAGATGCTGACTCGCTTCTAGCTAGTCCCTTGTTCCAGGGCGACCGAGTAATGCCCGATATCCTACAAAAACTAGGTGCTGATCAAGGCATTATCCCTGCTAATAAACTAAAGCAAGCAGTTCTTGCTTATGCCAAAGAGTACAATAAAACAGGTGGCACAGTAGCACAACAGCAACAAGGCCCAGCCGCTGATACAGCCGCACCGGAAGCAGATCCAGTGGCTACTGCTAAAGCTAAAATGGCTAAAGATGTTGAAGTTGTTAACATGGAGCCAATGATCCTGCGCTATCGTGGTAAAGATTACCATTTGGGTAATAAAGGCGAATGGGTAGATTCTAAAATTAATCGCCCTGCTCCTGAGGCATTCCAAGCATTTCTAAACCAACAAGCTGATATTGCAGACGACGCCGCTATTGCAACACCTACAAGTACTGCATCTGACCCGTTGGATCGCATTAAAGCAAACGCAGGTGTTGCTCCTGCACCTGCACCAACAGCTACTAAGCCAAGAGCTCCACGTAAAAAGAAGCCGGCTAACCCCGCAGTTAACCCAGCGGCTAACTCTGCAATTTAATTGATCCGAAGTTTTTTGTAACTTGTCTTTCCGCTAAATATATTATCGGGAAATTAGAGCTATGAAACCTCGCACAAGATCAATATTAGAAGAAATTAACACACTAGTTCCTAATCAAAATAGGAAAGAAGTGATATACAGCCGTGCTGATCATGTTATTAGCAGTGCTATTAACCTAATTAATTTAATTAAAGAGAATTACGAGCCTGAAGTAGCACAGGATCTAGAACGTAAGTTCTTAAATGCTATTCGTCTACAGGAAATTAGTAAATTCAAAAACAGTCTCCGTCGTGCAGAAACTGACGAAGAATAAGGAGACTACAAGTGCGAGCAAGAGAGTTCCTAACTGAAGCCAAAGTAGGTAGAGATCTACAACATACTGAAGACTACTTAATTGTAGATGGCGCCCAAGGCGGTGTTGACGCCCTTAAAGATTTAAAAACCCTAGCAGCCAATGCTGGTGAAGCTTCTGTTAAGTGGGATGGCACAATGGCTATCTACTGGGGACACGATGCCAATGGTAACTTTTACCTAATCCCTAAAGCACAATGGGAAAAAGGCCTAGTCTTAGACCAACAAGGACTAGCACAAGAAATTCAAAACACAGGCAGACAAAAGCCTAATCAGAGTCCGGAAGAGTTTGCGGCAGGTCGTAAGGCTATGGCAGGCAAATATTTAGAACTATGGCAAGTATTTGAAAAAGCCAGCCAAGGTACCAAGGGTTTCTTTACTGGTGATATTATGTTTGCTGAACCGCAACAACCAGGTAAAGACGGCAACTATGTGTTTACACCTAACAAGGTAACTTATACAGTTGCACCCAAAGGCTTGTACGGCAAGATGCCTACAGCCAGAGTATTCATTACAGTACACGGCCATGCAACTAAGCTAGGTAGCAGTGAACTAGCACCTGTAACACCAGAAGAAATCAAGCGACTAAACAGTACTCCAGAACTTATTGCTCTTGACAAGCAAAAGCCCGTAGGTGGTGTTAAAGGAGTAGACACTACTGCCATTGATAAAGTAATTACTGAAATCAGTTCTAACGCTAATGCTATTAATGCTATTGCAGATTACACTGCACCTAAGTTTACTTCACTAAAACAGATCCTGTATACCTATGCAGTACAGTTGAGCAAGTATAACGACAAGTTAGACTTTGGCAAATGGTTAGAGACTGCTAAGATTAGTGATGCACAAAAAGCTAAAGTTGCTGAACTATCACAACTACCAGAATGGAAAGTATTCTGGAATTGCTTCTTAAAGATTAAACAGCTTAAGAATAATGTGTTTGCACAAATGACACAACAGCACGGTGGCGAATTGTGGAATGAGTTGGGTATCACAGCTACTACAAATGGACAAGCAGGCGGCGAAGGTTATGTTACCCCTTATGGTAAGATTGTAAACCCTGCTTTCCGTAGCGCACCGCCTAACCCACGTTTCACTGGAGAAATTTAAATGAAGATTGAAGAACTATTGCTCGAAAGTGAGTCGCTAGATTTTGCACCACAGGCAGGTGATTACTTTGACATTGAGATCAATGAAGAAGAAATGATTAGCACTTACATCGAAAGCGTATTAGAAGATGGCTCGATTGTACTAGCTGGTGATGATTTAATGACTGAAGCATTAGAAGTTGGCATCCTAGAAGCCAAGTATCACGGTCGTGAAGTGCCCTTAGGTAAACCAATGGCCGGCGATGTTAAGAAGTCAAAAGTATACGTAAAGAAGCCCAACGGCAAGATTGTCAAAGTAAACTTTGGCGATAAGAAGATGCGTATTAAAAAGTCTAATCCAAAGCGCCGTAAGAGTTTCCGTGCTAGACATAACTGTGCCAATCCTGGTCCACGTTGGAAAGCACGTTACTGGTCATGCAGAGCCTGGTAAGGTCCGATGTTTACAGTATTGTCAAATTCTTTTATACGATACTTAGAGATTAAAAACCCAATAGACGAATCCTTTTTTACAGAGGAAAACATTCGTTACTTTGACAATGATGGTTTTCAGCTGAGTATTCTAGAACAAGAGTACTACAAGAACAATAATATCGCCTTAACAGACACGCTCAATCGCATGGGCGACCGTCCGCAATGGATGGATTGCAGTCACGAACATTTTTGTTTAGATCATAGCATGACTCCACAACGGTGGTGCTATACCGGTGCTGCCAAAGAGCAACTACGCAAACATCTATCAACATTTCCTAGCCTACTAAAATACATTAATCTTAGACCCAAGTGGGGTTTAGATTTTGCTTTAGAATACTACAACGGCGAACAAGCACTAGAAGTTCTGCATATAGAACTAGACTTTAGAAATTATTATATTGCCATTGCCACTAAAGCATTCTTAGAAAATAAAATTAACAATACGAACTGGGATGATTTTAAGAACTCTCTACTAAGAAGAAAATCTGAATGGGACCATTTAGAGGGCATGGACCAGAACGACTGGAAGGCTAGATTCTGGGGATTAGACAAAGCAGAAGCAACACAGAAAGTTATCTGAGGTTGAACTTGGTAACGTAAATATTAAAAAGAACCCACCTTAGGGCCGTTGTCGCTAACGGTTAGGGAGAAATCCCAGGCGTCAAACAGGCGGCTGCTGCCTGGACTAGGGTTACGCCAGACTCTAGTTAAAGTGAGCATTTTTTACGACAGCAAAAAGGTTAGTATGTTAGAGGAAAAAGTTACGTGGGTGCATCATTGGAGTGAGCATACCTTTAGTTTTAAAACAACAAGAAGTCCCGGTCTTAGATTTCATGCAGGCGAGTTTACCATGATGGGTCTGGAAGTAGAAGGCAAACCTTTACTTCGTGCCTATAGTATTGTTAGCCCTCCCTGGGCAGATGAATTAGAATGGCTCAGCGTTAAAGTACCCGATGGTCCATTAACTAGTAGACTACAGCATATTCAAGTTGGAGATACTGTACTGATTAAACCCAAACCAGTAGGCACATTGCGTAATGAAGCATTGTTAGATGGGCAAACATTATGGTTATTAGCCACAGGCACAGGTCTGGCTCCGTTTATGAGTTTAATTAGGGATTTAGAAACATTAGAACGCTGGCCAAAAATAAACATTGTGCATAGTGTGCGTAATGAGCAAGATTTAGCATATAAGCAAGACTTGACCACAGCATTCAAGGACCAAGGATTAGATGAATTAGTAGAATCTAAATTAACCTACATTCCAATAGTAACAGGGCTCGGTGATCCTAGAATTACATATCAATTAGGCAGTAATATATTGAATATTGATCCTGTGAATGACCGTGTAATGATCTGCGGAAACATTCAATTCAATGATCAAGTGTGTGCATGGCTAGATGCATCGGGTATGCAAGAAGGTACTATGGATCGACCAGGATCTTATGTAATAGAACGAGCCTTTGTCAGTAAGTAGGCGTATAAATATCAGATAGTAAATTAAGGTAATAGCCATGAGATTATATGAGTTTTCCATACCCGGACGCAAACTAGGCGGGTTTACAGTTGAAGCGGTAACATTTGC